GATTTAGCTGATATGGCAGACATACATTTTACATCCGACTTCAAACCAGATAATGACAAATAAGAATTCGCCAATCGAACTACTAAAGTACGCTTTGCTTGGCAATTGTAGGAGTACATTAAACTCAATACAGAAAGGAAAATGAACAATTATGTTTAATTTTTTTAATAAAAAGTCGAAGGAGACAAACACAATGGCAAAAGCTAAAATATCAAAAACTGAAAAAGTAAGAAACCTTTTTTCAAAAGGCAATACTGTAACTTGGAAATCACTAAGAAGCACATTTGACCTAAGGTCACCAGCACAAATGGTGGGTAAATTGAGAAATGAAGGTATGATGATTTATGAAAATAAAACATCTACTGGTCATGTTGCTTACAGAGTAGGAAGTCCATCAAAAGCTGTTATCGCAGCTGGACAAACTGCTTTATTTGGTACACAAGGTTACGCAAACGCAAACGCATAATCTAACCAAAATTGAGGGTAGGCGCTTCGGCGCCTGCCTTTTTTATATGGTATTCCGATGGATAAATAATAATACGAATACATAATATAATTGAAGGAGAAAATTATGGCCGAACAAGCAAGACACCCACATGTAATGAGCCCAGCTGCAATGAAAAATAATCAAGGCACATCTGGTATGGGACAGACAGTAGAACTAATGTCTGAAATTCTAAAAAAAGTTAATAACGCAAAAGACAAACCTAAAAAAATTCAAGTGTTGAGGGAACATTCAACAGCACCTCTTAAACAAGTATTAAAGGGAGCATTTGACCCTAATATTGTATGGGATTTACCACCAGGTGAACCACCATATATGGCAAACGAAGCTCCAATTGGAACTGAACATGGTCTATTAAGAAACGAATCTAAAAGACTATGGCATTTCGTAAAAGGCGCCGATAATGCTACTAATAAATTACAAAAAGAAAAAATGTTTATTCAGATGTTAGAAGGTTTACATTATGAAGAAGCTAAAGTCTTAATGGCAATGAAGAATAAATCATTGAATAAGATGTATAAAGGTCTTACCGAATCAGTTGTCAAAGAGGCATTTGGTTGGAATGACAAGTTTGTACGACCAGATAGTGTATAATACTGTCGCAGCCCCTAAAATAAGTGCTTTTTACTAAAAAAAGCGCCAAATAAGTGAAATAATCGCTTGCCTTTATGGTTTGATTAGTGTATAATATACCTATAAATAATAAAAAAGGATATACTATGAATAAATTGATAATAACACTTTTACTTGTTAATGGTTTTGTATGGGGAATATTTTTACCATCACAAGCAAAGGCAGACGATTATAACACGGCCGTCATTGGTCATGTCATAAAAGAAAATATTTCAGGTAATGGTGTGGACATGTCCGTGCTAGAATCAGAAATGCAAAAGTTGGCGTATCAGTTTGCTTTACAAATGACAGATGATTTAGAAAAAAACTTACCTGTTATATTAGAGAGTTTAGCGGCTGAGTTAAGACTAAATGCAGACAGCAAATACAAGTGTTCTCTTTTAAAAGACACAGTAATTGCTGATAAGGAATGTTCATAACTTATGGCAAAAAAACAATCACGAAAATTTAGAGATGATGTACCAGAAATACCATTCTTGTATGATTTCTATTTGGTGTATTGGGAGGACATACAATCAAATGCTGGTTGGTCCGAGATGAAAGAAATTCAAAGAATGAAACCTGCTACATGTGTATCGACCGGTTGGTTGGTAAAATCAGATGCTAAGGTTCATGTTTTGATGAGTGACTACAATTATGATGACGCTGGTGAATTGGCAGACGGAGGTGGCACAACAGTTATCCCGACTAAAAATGTAATCAAGAAATTCAAAATTGCAGATTTATAATAACTATATCCTGGGAGGATTATATAATGACAACACAAGTGAAAAGAAAATCAAAAGAACTAGACCACTATCTTAAATCAGTAATTAGTGGCGTACCTACAAAGATAGACCATTTTACAAATGGTACAGACAAACAAATGACCTATTACTCAGGTAATTGGGCAACAGATGTTTGTAATAACTTCACAGAAAAACAATCTGAAAAGATATTTAAAAACATGTCGAAGTATATGGACCGTGATGATTTACAATTCTTTCAGAGGCGTAATAAAGACATCAATATCGGTACATGGTCAGAGTATGGCGAGAATGAACCTGAAACAATTACGAGTTTTGAATATATCATAATTAGGAAAGCCTAATGCGAGAAAAAATCAAAACAATTATCCAAACATTGGTGGCTGTAACGGCCATCTTGTTTGTTTCTGGTATATCGTATTTGGTTTCAGCAAACTCAGATAAAGTGCCGTCTGAAAAGATAGAAATTGAGATAGAAAAGGCTGTAGAAACCTTAGAAGCTATTACTACTCACACTTTACCTAACTTTGAGAGGTCAAACAATCAAACCTTTATAGACAGTACCATTGCTTGTGTAAACTACATTTACAATACTACAACAGATGTATTTCCTGTAAACATGGAACTATTGGTGGCTCAGGCTGCCTTGGAGAGTGCATGGGGTAATAGTAGATTTGCCATAGAAGGTAGAAATCTATTTGGTATTCGTACATATGATTTAAGAGAACCACATATGTTACCATCTAATAACCCTAAGAAATGGGGTGTAAAGGTGTACATGCATGAATGTGATTCAGTACAACACTATATTAATATCCTAAATAAAGGTACAAAGTTTGAAGAATATAGAAAACTAAAACATGATGAAGATGTCAATGACCCTTTTAAATTAGTTATGACACTTGACGCCTATGCTTCAGATAAGAACTATTTTGGTAAGGTAAAAAGTATTATCAAAATGCTAAGAGAAGACTATACATTAGAATAGGAAAAACATGTTAACAATTATAATCGTATTTTTAAGTGCCATATCCATATCTGTAATAGCCGCTGGTTATTCCATTGCTGGATTGACGGCCTTATTTGCAGGTGCAGTAGTACCTATTATTGCTATGGGTAGTGCATTAGAGGTCGGCAAACTTGTAGCCGCCTCATGGTTATATAACAATTGGCGAAACAAACTAGTACCTAAAACCATAAGAGCATACTTAACATTTGCTGTTATAGTTTTAGTTTTCATTACATCTATGGGTATCTTTGGTTTTCTATCAAAGGCACACCTAGACCAAGTACAACCACAATCAGGTAATAATATTAAGATTGAATTGATAGATAGTCAACTTAATCAACAACAAATTATTATAGACAGGTCACAAAAGACATTAACTTTATTAGACCAGACACTTGAAAAATACATTGACATGGAGTATGTCACAAGAGGTCTAAAAGAAAGAGAAAAACAAAAACCAGAACGAGAAGCTTTAACGCTTGCCATTAACGAGGCAAGTGATAAGATATCAGAGTTATCAAATAAAAAAGGTGCCTTGCAATTAGAACAAGATAAGATTGAAGCTGAAGTTGGTCCAATCAAATATATTGCAGAGTTAATATATGGTGATACGGCAAAAGACCATTTTGATGAGGCTGTAAGGTGGGTAATAATAGTATTGATATTCGTATTTGACCCATTAGCAGTATTATTGTTAATAGCGGCCAACATATCATTAAGGAGTAGAAACCTTGTTAAAGAAGAAGAAAAAACCAAAGTCGAAAAAGATTACCAAAAAGAAGCTACTAATGCAAAAGTTAGGGCGAAAAGAGTCAGAGATAGAGAAAAAGTTTATAAAGATATTCTTAAAAAAATAGGTAGTGGCGAATTAAAGAACAAAGACTATGAAAAATTGCGTAAAATGGGTCTAAATCCAGATGAAATTAAGATAAAACTTAATCAAATAATGGATTTATCATAAACAGGTGGTTGCCAATTAGGTATAAATGATGTATAATGTAGTTATGATTAGTGAAGAATTAAAAGATAAGCGAATCGCCAATGCTGAATGGGCATGTCGAGAAGCTGGAACAGATTGGGCTAAGGATTACTGGTTCGGTGTGTTTTCTAAATTATGTGAAATGTACAATCGTCAAGAACATTTTAGAAAGGTGATACACTAGTGAATATATTTTACTTAGATAAAGACCCTATTGTGGCAGCTCAAATGTCATGTGATAAACATGTCTGTAAAATGATTGTTGAATCTGCTCAGATGTTATCAACTGCTCATAGAATGATTGACGGTGTTCAGTACACAGGCAAGACTAAAAAAGGTCGTAACATTAAAAGGTGGAAACACCCTAATTCAAACTTAGAAGAAACTTTATACTTAGCGTGTCATACTGGTCATCCTAGTACAGTATGGGTTATGCAAAATGCATATCACTATAATTGGTTGTACAAACATATGATGGCATTACACAAACAATGGCAGTTAAGATATGGTCACATTTTAGACCATAAGACGGTACAATTGTTAGGCGATATACTAAAACATCCGCCTAAAAATATACCACTAAATAAGATTGTAACTGAACCAACACCTGCTATGCCAGATTATTGCAAAATACCAGGTGATGTAATTGAAAGTTACCGTAAATACTATTGTTTAGAAAAAACTAGATTTGCGACATGGAAATCACCTGCTACTATACCATTGTGGTTTAGTGAAGGTGTTAAATACTATCAAAACACAGCAGAAATATAGGAGACAAAATGCGTGAACAAATAATTGAAGCTCTAAAGCAACACGCTTTAGGACATATTGAAAAACATAAAATAAATGTAGAAGTATTACTACAAAAAACTGTTGGTATTGCCGAGCATCCTGATACATTAGAAACAATCGAAAAAGAATTAAAGATTATTGCTGATTATGATGACCAAGTATCAATGTTAAATAAGTATTTTACTATCAAAGACCCATTTAAGGTGAAATAATAATGCCCATTTACAGTTTTAAAAATACCAAGACCGGCAAGGTCTATGATGATATGATGTCTATTGCTGAAAAAGAAGTTTATTTGAAAAAGAATAAACACATAGAACAGATGGTAACTCAGATAAATATATCTAAGAGTGGTGTTATGGGACATGGTCAGATGAAGACAGATAATGGTTGGAAAGAAATGCAAAGTAGAATTGCAGAAGCACATCCAGCCTCCGAATTTGCACAACAACATGGTAAACGAACTGCTAAAGAAATTAAAACACAGGCTGTTGTAAAGAAACACCAGAAACGACAGGCTGAACAGAGGAAGAAATATGCCAAGTAAAGATATACCAGATTTCATGCGTGGGTTTGATACCACAGATGATTGGGGTATGGTGCCGGTTTCATCTACACCAGATAAAACACCAAGTGTTGACCCTAAACTAGTTGAGAGTTCAAATTTAGAAATCTCAAAAGTAAAATCAGATGTTCAGGACATTAAGTCCATGATGAATGAGATTATGCAAATCGTGGCAGAAAAAGAAGTCGTAACAAAGACACTTGAAAGTGCTGATGTTACAGCAAGATTTAAAGACATTGAGAAGTTGATACTTCCGTTTCTTTATAATCTTATGAAGTCAGATGAACCTTACATACATTGGCCTAACAGAGGTCCAATCATTAAGGCACAGGTAGAGAAACTACTAAAGTTAACAAAAGGAAACTAACAATGCAAGCGAATTATGATAAGTGTTTAGAAACTATTTTACACCATGAAGGTGGTTATGTAAATCATCCAAAAGACCCAGGTGGTGAAACTAACTTAGGTGTTACTAAGAGAGTATACCTA